CTGAGCACGAGTGTGGGCGTATGTTGGGTGTTGATGGTGTAGCCCCCACGATTAAAGATAACCACGGGGCGGTGTATTCAATTGCTGAACCACAAATTAACCAAATAGGAAATTTGTATCCGTCTAAAACTCGTGATAATCCCAATCAAGGACGAGTTTATGATGAGACTGGGTTATATCCAGCATTGACTGCTCATTTACACAAGGAAACAGTAAATGACTGCACAAAATTGGATAGGCATTCACCTACTTGTGGTGTGCTTGAAATTGGTATCGGTCACAATCCGATTTCAAAGAAATTCGAGATTGATGGATTTCACGAAAATACGGAATACTCAACGCTTCTGGCGACAGATTACAAAGCTCAGAAGTGCTGGAGTGATGGAGTTCGCATCCGCAAGCTGGCGCCGAAAGAATGCTGGCGATTAATGGATTTCACGGACGAAGAATTTGAAGCGGCGGAAATAGCTGGCGTGTTAAAAACACAACTGTACAAGCAAGCCAGCAATTCTATTGTCGTGTCTTGCTTGGCGCATATTTTCAGAGAATTGCTTAAAGGAACCGAATATGAGCCAAATGACGGGTTTAAAACAGATTGGTTGGATAAATTGAAAGGCAATCCAAATGTTTGAACATACACATATTGGAAACAGTATACTATATAACGGCGATTGTCTGCGAAGCTTTAAACTGTAAATGGATTGGCGTTGAATTGGATGAAATTTACTATAACGAAAACATCAAAAGAATTGAAACTTTTGTGAAAGGCGGATTATGGCAGAAAATGAAATCTTGGTAAATATGCTGAAGAAGTGTGCGGAATCGGGGTATCAACCCACACCGAACGCATCCCGCATTGCTCACACAAAAGCAATGTTGTGCAAGGAAGATTGGAAACGTTGCCCGTGTGATAAGGCAAATGAAGCGCGGTTTTGTATTTCTGAAGCTTGCAGAGCGGACATCGAAAAGGACGGTATTTGTCATTGCCGATGCTATAAAAAGGGGTAAGACAATGGGAAGAGCAGTTAAAAAAGGATGTGCCGCGGAAAAAGCAAAACAAAAATTTAATGAACTTCGGAAATCCCACAATGAAATCAAACAGAATATCGAAATTTATACAGATTTGATTGCGCATTTTTGGGACAAAAAAGAAGTGGGTGTTCTTTCTGATACAGATATCAAAGAGCTTGACGGATATAAGCGGAATCTCCAAAAGAACCGTTCCGAGTTGCTTAAGATAGAAGCTCTCGTAAAGCATTGGGGAAATATGTTTAATATCTTGCGGGATAGGGAATATTTTTCAGCTCACGCTATTTTGCGGTATTTGCAACGGGTTAAAGGGTTTGATATGGAAGCCCTTAAAAACGAAATGTGTTCAGAGGGCATAGAAGAAGCTTTGATAAGCGGGGCTAAAGAATATACTGCGAACGGGGTGACCTATGTCATTCAAGATGGATATGTGGTCACGATTTATCCGAGCGAAGGTGAAAAGGCGGGTTAATTCCCGCCTTTTTTAATTTTTATGAAAAATTGTTGACATTATGAACAAAATTTGTTAGCAGTGTAAATAAATAACGAAAAAATTCTGAAAGGATACTGGAATGGGTAAAGAACTTATAAAAGAATTGCTGACTATATCGGGAGTGAATGAACCCTTATATGAAATGGCGGATGTTATGTCTCGTGACCAAAATTATGGTTTTTTAATTACAGTGTTTTCCAACGTCCATAATCCGCCACACGCTCACGTTTTGGATTTAAATCGTAACGAAATTGGGCAAATTGAAATCACAAAGGAGCCGCCAAAAACGGTAGATGAGATTTGCCTTTATCGAACCAAAGCATTACCGTTGAAAGTGAAGAAATCAATTGTGGAATGGGCTAATAAAATTGACCCAGATGCCGGTTGGGTTTATTGGTCGTCGTTAAAATATATTTGGAAAAAGTTTCAAGCATCTAACTAACACACTTTAAAATACCCTGCCACTCGTTGATAACCATACTTGTTAAAAGTGAGGGCATCAACGAGTCTTGGCTTAAAATCAAACCCAGTTTCGAGAGTGTAATGTTCATCATTGACAGAAATTGTGTATTTGTCAGTATAATTGTTTTTGTATAGCAAGGTTTCATTTTCAGCTTGTGTGTTGTTCAATTCACCTATAAATGCGCCGTCAGGAAAATAAATCCCGTTGGTGATAAACGCATAATCACCATTTACCATATCGTGAATATCATTCAAAGACCGTGCAAAATGGATTTTTGAGTTTAAATCTTTATATTCGGTGAAGTCATTACTGGTTTTCTGATATGTTTTTACTGGTTCATAGCCTTTTGACGGGCGCGCAACAGTTTGTACATACGCAGACGGCAAAGAGCCAGCAGTTTTTTCAATCTGTATGAAATTTGCATTGATGATATGAAAACCGGTGGCGAGAGAGCTGACAAATTTTACATCATAATTTGGGGCATCACCGAGCATAAACATTTTACAATCAATATAGCTTTCTTTGGTCGTTGTTCCAAAGAGCGAAATTCGGAATGTGTATGTTTCGGCATCAACGATTTGAATTCGAGCTGATACATTAGATAACAAGGTGGGGTCATCAATTTTATTCAGATTAACATCATACACGCCAGTATCAACGACTGTTCCAAGCTGAATATCAAAGCGGGCAATATAAGTCAGTTGCCGATCATCATTAAGGATTTTAAAACCCAATCCAATAGTTCTGCTAATGTTTTGTTGAACATATACCGACATACAAACGCGGGCATTTTGTGTAAAATATAACTGTTGTCCGAAAGAGTGCTCAATTTCTCCACTTGAAGCATCAGATTGTAATTTCCAAGGTGTTTTACCAAGAATTGCGCTTTCTGGTTCTGGGGAAATAATAATTGAGTTTAATTTCCATCCAGTAAGAAAATCCTCTGAATTTTTAGCGTAATTGTAATACGAACTGTAAGTTCCTATAATATCTCCTTGTTTTATATTTGAAAAATAATCCGAGTAATTACGCCAAATCTTTGGATTGTTATTAATGGGGGTAAGACTTGGTATATTGTCGTATAAACAATAAAAGGCATTATTGCCTGATTTTACACAATCACCAGCAGTATATGAAGGTTTATTGATATCCCATTCTTCCAATTCGTTGGGGGCTTTTGCATCAAGCAATTTGTAAAATTTAGCTGAAATCGCACCCCACTCATCTTGGGAGCGAAGATACCCTATGCACTCCCCGTTTCCGAAGATGTGAGCAGTGTTATGATTAAAATTTATTGATTTGGTTTCAGCCATTGCATCTTACCCGATTTCTGAGTGTTTAAGCTTATTTATTGGTAAGACATCAATAAATAAGTGAGGAATTTTTGGTTGAAAGGGTTTTCCGAATGAAAGAGTATAGCGTCGAGATTGCATCAGCTGGTGCGTTAGATGAGGGTTTTATCGACCCTAAGACTACACAGGATTACGACGATTTTGATGGAGAAACAGGTGATATAGCCAAATATACAGCTAAGGCAAAAGGTTGGGTGCGTTGGCGGAATATTATTGATGTTTTACTCTCATTTAAAGTCGCGTCCGAAATGATTGATGTTGAAGAAGTTGGTGGAAAATCTTTGGTAGCTCCAACTAAGGTTTCTTTCAAAATTGGTTATGATGAAGAACCCGAACTTCGATTAGAAGACAATACAATTTTAGTAGGTGTTGATGCTATTTCCGAAATGCTTGCACGGGGGTTGTCTTCTGATTTTACATATTTGGCAATGGTTTGGGACCCTACTGTCTCCAAAGAAGGCGAAAAAGAACTAATGCCTCTTGGCGCGTCGTTTGAGTATGTTACCGCTCCTAAACTGTTTACTTCAAAGACGGCTGCTAAAGCGGTTTTGACTATTCAATTGAATGAGGCTCAAGCCGAAGGCTAATTTACAAAAATAACGCTTGCTTTTTGAAACAAGTTGTGCATAATAGGGGCTGTATCGGTGGTACAGCCCCATTTGTTGTATTCACTGTTATATGTTAAACACTCTTATGGAACTTTTTATGGAGATTTTTTATGGTTACTACAGATTTGGCTAAAAGATTGGAAGAAGCTCGTGCTCGCCGTAAAGCACAGATTGCACAATACACAAAAAAAGAAGCTGAAAAAGAAGCGGCGTTTGGCGGATTTAGTCAGACGGCGGCAACTTTCCCTTGGCGTGATTTGCAGGCAGGGGAAGATGTGATGATTCGTTTTGTCGCTGACCCCGACACGAATAACCAGAATTTCTGGCGTCCTTTGTGCTCGCGCCGCTTACAGTTTAGGGCGATTCGTCAGCCAGATGGGTCAGTTCAGTATTTGGGTAATGACCAGAGCTATGATGTCTATGTTCCCGCTTGGAACATCAAAAAGAACGAAACGGCTTTGGACGATTTGGAACCAGAATATCTGTTTTCAACGTTGGAAGATCCTCTACAGCATCTTGTCCCGTATTCTGACCCGAAAGATGGTGATGAAGCAGCGCAGGATTTCTTCAAGAAATATAAAAAGACCGAAATGAACATTTATTTTGGTTTTGTGACCCGCTCTGATGCGCATCCTGATTGGGTTGGCAAATTGTTCCGCTTCAATGTCGGTAAAGGTTTGCACAATGTAATTTCTTCGGTTATGCGTGATGAAGAAATCGAAGAAATCGTCACCGAAATTGAATTTGGGCACGATTTCAAATTGTGCTGCACTTCAAAAGGACAGTACAAGAATTATGAAGTCGGTTCTAAGTTTATGAGCAAACCCACAGCGTTGTCCGATGAAATGCGTAAAACGTTGGAAGAAGCTCATTTGCCCGAATTCAAGACCTTGATTAACAAAAAGCCGACACCCGAGCAGTGTGAATTGATGGTTGCCGCTTTCAGAGCCGCCACTTCTGACGGTGTGTTTGAAGCGTCTTGGGCAAAAGCTTGGGATAAACTGGTTGGTTTCGGTTGGAAGTTGGAAAGCAACGGATTCTTGGAACTGAATACGCGCTCTTCTTCTTCTCCTGCCACTCATACTGAAATGCCCAAACCCATTTCAGCGGTTTCGGCTATCAATGCGGCTGTTCAGACTGAATTGCCTTGGGCTGAAAAGGAAACGGTTGTTGAAACTCCCATCCAGACGAATTACGGAAACGCGCAGATTAAAGTTGCTGCTCCAGTTGAATTGCCGCCTGAAATGGCTAACTTGATTAAAGCCGCTCCCGTTCCTGGGGATATGATGGCGAAAAAGGAAATTGAACTGAATATCGTCAGTGGTGCGCCTGTAACCCAGCCTAAGGAAGTCGAACGTGTTGGCGTAGCTGTTCCTACACCGGCAGTTGCTCCTGTTGCTTCTCAGAATATCCCTCAGGAAGGAAAGAAAGATTCTGAACTGATGAAAGATATTTTGAGCCAGTTGGGCATCTAAAATAAGGTGAAAGATTATAGACGGCGGGAAACGCTTTCTACCGTCTATTTTTTAACATCAAATGAAAGGCAAATATATGAAGCCATTTGACATTAAGAAGCTAAGTTCAACCTTGGCTAAAAAGAATTCAAACATCCAGCTTGGGTTTACCGACCCAAAAGTTTGGATTTCTACGGGTAACTATGCATTGAATTATCGTATCTCGTCTGACTTCTTTAAGGGGTTTCCCTTGGAAGGTAAAATGACCCTTATTGCAGGTGAAAGCTCTACCGGCAAATCGTATCTTGCTTCTGGAAACGTTATTCGCTGGTGCCAGCAGAATGGGGTTATGGTGTTCATCTTTGATACGGAACGTGCTATTGATGATACTTGGATTCGTGCTCTGGGTGTTGACCCAGATGCGGAAAATATTACCAAATACAACATCTCTCTGATTGACGATATCACAATGACACTGATGGAAATCCTTAAACAGTATAAAGACGCATATTTGGATACCCCTCCAGAAGAACGTCCGCCTTTGCTGATTGATATTGACTCTCTTGGTATGGCAACGACCGCAACAGAAATCAAGCACGCTGAAGACGGGCAGAACAAAGGTGATATGGGTCTTAAACAGAAACAGTTGTTTAATATGTGCCGTACATTCCTCGCAAGCGTCGGCGAAATGCCGATTGGTATGGTTTGCACACAACATACATACGCTTCACAGGACATTTATAAGCCAGATTCGATTATTAGCGGTGGGTCATCTTTGGAATTCACTCCGTCTGTTGTCATCGCTATGAAAAAGAAGAAGATGAAAGAAGATGACCAAGGAAAGAAACTGGATGAAGTTGCTGGTGTTCACGTTTCGGCGGTTGTTCGTAAATCCCGTTATGGCAAACCGTATCAGGAAGTGGAATTTAACATTCCGTATGATACTGGTATGAACCCGTATTCTGGTTTGTTTGAATTGTTCACCGAATCTTTGAAAATGAACGGTCATTTTGTTTTGACTAAAGCGGGTGCTTACGTGGATTATGTTTCACCGAGTGGGGAAACGGTTTTCCATAAGTACCGCAGTAAAATCACTGATGAAGATTATGACTGCATTATGAAAGACTTTATGGATTATACAACGAAACATCCTCATGAAGATGTTTCCGTATCACCAGAAAGTTCTGACGAAAGTGAAGAATAATGCAGTGGTTTAAAACTGTAAAAGCGACACCCGAAAAGGT